AACTTTAAGACTATTTTTCTTTTCTTTTATCTCTTGTTCAGTTTCTTCATCATAAATAACATACTTAGCAAAGGGATATTTATTTCTTTCTGTAAGAGAAGGACAAACCTTACTTGAGGCTTTTAACATACATAATTCTAAATCTTCTTCTGGAATATCAGTATTAAAAAAATTATCTCCATCTTTTAATCCAACTCTTTTAGTTTCCCAAAAATCTGAATTAGTAGATAAATTATCTACTCCCATTCTTTGTTCTAACTCATGACGTTTAAGAATTTTCTTAGGAACACCTGGAGTTTCTTCTTCACTTTTATAATTAGAATTATCAATTTCAAATTCTAATCCTGTACATAACCTACCTGTTTTAGAATCAGGTAGAGCTAAGATATATTCCTTTGTATTAGGAGCACGTGTATAACCTGCAGCTTCATAACCCATTAATTTTACTGTTACTGGTAAAGGAATTGGTCGGACTTTAACTATTGACATAAAGTTATTTTAGTTTAAAAAATTTTCATCTTTCGATGTAATAGGTAAGAGATTTTATCTCTTCCTACTTTTATATTTAGTTTAATAGTTATTAACTATTTTCAGATAATACAAGTTTACCAGTCATTGATACATCTTCAATATGAAGACCAATCCTATCACGGGCAATCATTGTATAACCATCTTTTGCATTAGAAATCTGTCCACCCTTTAGAGGCCAAGGAGCACGTGTACCTATAATATAACCATAGTGTAAAGAATCACGTTGTTTAACCATCCATAAGTTGTCAGCAGCTTCACCTGATAAATCCAGGATATAGAAAGTTGCAGACTCTTTAGGATAACCAGTTTTCTTAGAACGCATTGTATTAGTAATACGTGTATCTAAAGAAGGTAAATGTTTCAAAGTAATAGTACCACCATTGATAGTATAGTACTTTGTAAACTGGAAGCCATAACCCATATCCATTCCTGAACCTGTAACAAACTTATCAGAATTCATGAAGAAGCCATTTGTAGCACGTTTAAATGCATCATCAAATAGCATAAAGCCATACTCACCAGTTAACAGTACAACATTACGATTCTTAGAACTTACACGGCCAAAGAATACATCCATCAAAAACTCACGCAGAAGTTTCTCAGAGAAAGTATTATAAGACTCTACATGTCCCCAATCCAACTGTTGTTTAAAACCATAAGAGGTCCTAACTGCATAACCACTTTCTCCCCTAATATGAGAAGATCCACGGCTATAGAATAGAGAGTTTTCTTTTTCTTCATTAACTTCCTTCCAGAATTTTACTTCTGCACGTGAAATCCATTTAGAATCGGAAAGTTCAACTACCTGGTTAGTTTTAGGATCTACGATTGCAGAACTAACTGTTAATACACGATCTTCAACATAACCTGTAACTGTATGTTGCTTCCTGATCATATCAGGCAAACTATTCATTAACTTGATATTACCCTCAAAATTTAATTGAGTTGCCTGAGATGCTTCCTCACCATATACACCAAACATACGTACATACTCTGTACCTGGTTGTAAATAGCTGGTAGGATAGAAATCATTAGCATTATCTGTAAGCAAATCTACTGTATAAACCCAGCCATTAGACTCTTTATAAGGAGCAACTAACTGAGATACACGGATTAAGAGTTCCTTATCAGTAGTAATGGTCTCACCCTGAGAAAACCAATCCTGATCAAGTTTGATTTTAAATGAGGTCTTGTCAATACCTGGAGTAGTAGAGCTTTCTACATTCTCTACAACAACTGCAGGACGGGGAGTAATCTGTTGATCCCAGGTCCAGAAGTCAGTATTACCTTCCAGGAAACGTACTTTACCACGTCCTTCAGTTAATTCTAAAAGAGGATTAGACTGAATATTACGTGAGGCAAAAGCCATTGTAAGTACTTTGTTAAATTTTTCTGGAGACTCTTGCAGAAACATTTGCAAGTGGTTAGTATCCACCATACCAGATAGGCGCTTGCCTTCTGATACTACTAGTTTATTCGAGACATTTAAATTTGCCATATTGATATGAGTATATATTATATTTTAGAGTAATATATTAATTATTATTGGGAACTTAATCAAGCCAGCTCCAGGCCTTTGTACTTGCTTTAACATCTGGGGTTTTATCCTCATTGTCATCACCATTACTTCTAATCTTTACAGTAGCATTCTTAAGTTTCTCAGTAAGATTACTAACTGCAGCAGTCTTTGCAGAAGTTTTAACAGGATCAAGATTATATTTATTTTTCCTTAACCATATTTTTGCAAGGAAAGCTTCAAGATCATCATTTTCTTTCATCTCATCAGCCTGGTTCTGAGTTACTATAGAACCATTTTTAAGTTTTACACTTGGCTTAAATATATAATCTAAAAATTCTTTTTTCTGTTTTGGAGTAGTACCTATTGGTAAAGCACCTTTAATAGATTCAGATTTAGTAACAAACTCATTAATCTCTGATACTATTTGTTTTCTATTTTCCTCAGCCTGTATTTTAGACTGTAGTGTATTCTCTTCTAGTTCCTGTTGCTTAGTAGCTTTAATAGTTTTCCACTGTTCAAGTGCACCATCAGCTTCTTCTTCAGCAAGACCTGCATCAATTAACTTTTCAATTTTTGCTGCTCTCTTATCTGGTTTTAGATAAGGCATTGTATTTTTATAAAAAGTATCTAATATCAATCTTTGATTAGCTTCATCTTTAGGATCAAGGCCATCAATATCATCTGAATAAGATTCTACAAAGTCTGATACTTTACCACCATTCCTAATATGCTTTAGTAGGGCTTTACCTTCTTCTGGTAAAGATTCCGAGAAACTGTTAATTTCTTCTTCTACAGCGGTTTTGCGTTCTGCTTTTTCTAATTCAAAAAACTCTTCTTCTGTACCTTTAAAGTCCTTTGGAAGTTCATTGAATAAACCTTTTTCTACATAAGCTTCAGCAATTAGTTTAAAAGGACTTTCTTCTAGATCGGAAGTATTGTCCCCACCATTAGTCCCTTTATCATCTGCTTTATTTTTAGTATTGGTCTTATCATTTTTATCTTTATTCTTAAGATAGAACTCTATTTCTTCTTCAGTCATATCATTACCTGACTGAGTTTTATCTTTAGGAGTTACTTTTAATTTATTTTTATCCTTATCCTTATCTTCATTATCATCCTCTCCTGGTGTTGCACCCTTATTCTTATCTGCATCCTCATCAGTAGTTATATCTCTTTTTGATGGTTTACCTGATGTGTAAAAATCTTTTAGCATGTTCTCAGGAGCATCATCTAGTGAAGCATTTCCAAGGATATCAAAATCAAAGTTACTATTTTCTGTACTCATATATTAATGCAAAGTTACGTAGTTATTTAATAATTAACAAGTATTATTAGATTTAGTTTTTAGATAGTTTATTATCTATAGCTTAAAATTATTTAGGTTTTGGTTTCTTAGTTAATTGCTTCTTTTTTATGTTAATTTCTTGCTGTTGTAAATTAGCATTTTTATTAGCTATTTGTTTTTCAAGCTTAGTATGAACTTTAGCATGTTCAAGTTGATCCTTGGCTATCTTATTCTTAGAATCAATTTCTTGTTGCTTAAGGTCCACCTTTCTTTTCTCCAGGTTTAATTTTTGAGTAGATTCCCTATCTTTAATATCTAACTCTTTATTCTTAGTATCTACTTCAAATTGATGTTGGACTTTATCCAATGCAAGATTCTCCTGGTCAAGTAAATCTGGAACAGCAGCAGGATCATTTTTTGCTGCCATACCCAAAGCTCTAATCTCTGCAACATAGATATCTTTTTGTCTATCAAGCTCTTTATTAACATTTTCATTTTCAACTGTATTCTCATATTGTTGTTGTTGCTGATCAAGTTTCTGTTGTTCAAGAGCAAGCTGTTGTTGCTTATAAGCTTCTTCACTTTGTTTAATAATATCTAGTTTCTCTCTGATTTCAGCAATAGAATCTGTAGTAAGCATATCTCCAACTTCTGAAATAGATGTACCAGATTGAATTGCAAGTTTTGCAAGTTCTTCCAAAGTAGCAAGCATTTTCTGATCCTTAGCAGAATCTGTACAATAAACATTAAGATCAGCCCAATTAAGAGCTTTTCCATCTATTTTAATAAAGGCAGTTGATAAGTCATCCAGGAAGTAACTTGTTGTTAAACCATCAGCATAACATACCTTAGCCTCTTCAAGAAGATTAGCTAATACTCTTGTTTTAACATTATTATGGATTCTAAAAGCATCTTCAGTCTGTGCATAAGATTGTTGAAGAGCTATATTATTAGCGGTAGCTGTTTCTCCAGGTGTTGTCTTTGCCATTCTTTGAGCATTAACACCTGCCATCATAAAACATTTATTTTCAAGATACTCAAGCATTTGTATCTTCTGTTCTATAGCATTACCAAGAGTTGCATCAATAGAATTAAACTGATTAAACTTACCAGTTGTTCCTTCAGCACTCTCATCAATAAGTACTACACCCATATTCTTTGCATACCAAAGCCACTTATCAGTATTCCATCCCTTTTTAGATGGTATCTGATTAATTGACATTAATAGCAATTTACCCATTTCCTTATTAAAATCACATTCTAACTTATGCATTATGATGTTATAATACATCTGCATAGGTTTCATCTCATCAAGTATAGAAGTGGGAAGTGCATTTCTATTATTATATATTGTTCCAGTATATCCTAACCTAGCACCAAAAACCTTATTTGGACTACGATACTGGTTTGTTTTAGGTTTAACATTTATAGTTATTGCTCTTCCTATTCTAGTTCCTTCCCATGCCTGATTAATCCAGAAGTATTCTACTGACCATCCAGCATCTTTCATCTGTTGATCTAATTTAAATTCACCATCCAGAAATGTTTTTTGTGGTTGCTGATCTTCATCAAAATAAGTTAATTCACACATTTTAAGTTTACCCATCCATTCAGCATGTGTAACTAATATATGTCTTAAACTATTTATAAAAGCATTTCCAGTTCCTACTCCAATACCTGACTGATAAAAATCATAAGTAAGTTGATCTGGAGATAAAGGATATTTATCTACATCAGATTCTCTCATTGAATAAAAATCTGTATTAGTTGCCCATGAGTTTCCTGTATCAATAGAATATACTCCTGTAGCTGCTCCTTTAACATTATTCTCACCACTTACATTAAAAGTTGTAATACTTTCAACTTGATCAGTACTTAAAAATCTTGAATACCTATCTATGATTTGAGATGGAGCCATATATTCTCCACGGGTTACCCATTCACATTGATCAAGATAATCTACATCATAAGATTTATCATATACTACATTAAGAGGATTTACTGTTTCACAAACTGGTTGTCCATTAAGAGTTCCTGTCCAATATATTTCTTGTGCTACTATAGTTGCATCTTTCCATCCCTTTTGGAACTTCTCCCTTAATTGTAATTCTTTCATTAACTTATTAAGTATAGAATTAGATGCTTTTTCTACAGTAGTAGAATACTTCCTTTTCATATACTCTTCAATTTCAGGAGGTGCCATTTGCTGGCCTTGTGGCGTATTAATATCTACACCCTGTTCTTTAAGTTCC